CTGATTGTCAGCCGGATGTTTGGCGACTCGTCTTCAGGCCCACAAGACAACGGTGTCCGACAGCAAGTTCCTCCGTCCAACTCTAACGCCATTCCAATTGTTTATGGTGACGCCTATCTTGGCGGTACGTTTGTGGACGCTGTTCTTACGACTGACCAGAAGACCATGTATTACGTCATGGCAATCAGTTGCATCAGCCCCAATGGTCAATTCACATATGACCAAAGCAAGTTCTACTATGGTGATCGTTTGGTCACTTTTGACAGTAGTGGACTTGGCAATCGCGTTGTCTCTTTGACCGATCAAGCCGGGAACGTGGACACCAAGATTGACGGCAACCTTTGGATTTATTTGTTCACATCCAACGATGCTGGAACAATCACGCCTATCAACACATCTGGAACACTGCCAAGCGGAATCATGAGTACTGCCAGAGGCGTTCCATCTGGTCAGGAGTGGACTGGCACTCGTCAGATGAACGGCTTGGCTTTTGCCATTGTTCAATTGAACTACAACAACGATGCTGGAACCACATCGCTGTCTCCAATCACATTCAAGACTCGTCATTACCTTAATGGTGCTGGTGTTGCCAAGCCCGGCGATGTTTGGGTTGACTATCTGACAAACCCTGCTTATGGTGGAGCCATTGATGCAAGCTACGTTGATACGGCCAGCGCGACAGCATTGAACGCTTACTCCGATGAAGTCATCACCTACACCGATTACAACGGCAATCCATCAACGCAAGCAAGGTATCGCATCAACGGCGTCTTGGATGCAGGTCAATCTGTCTTGGACAACATCGACAAGATCATGATGGCATCAGACAGTTGGATGACATACAACTCCGCATCTGGCAAATGGTCAATTGTCATCAACAAAACAGAAACCAGTGCTTACGCTTTTGATGACACCAACATCATTGGTGAAATCCGAGTCAGTGCGACTGACATCACATCATCCATCAACCAAGTTGAGGCCAAGTTTCCTTTTAAGGACAACAAGGATCAGCCAGCATTTGTCAACTTGGAAACGCCTTCAGGCTTGCTTTACCCTAACGAGCCAGTCAACAAGCTGTCCCTGACTTTTGATTTGGTCAACAACTCTGTTCAGGCTCAGTACCTTGCAAACCGTTTGCTTGAGCAAGCCCGAGAAGACTTGATTGTTTCGTTCAGCACCACGTATTACGGCATCCAAGTGGACGCTGGCAACGTGATTAGCGTCACCAACTCTGACTATGGCTGGAACAACAAACTGTTCCGTGTCACAAAGGTCAACGAGGTGTCTTTGCCTGATGGCACGTTGGGCGCAAAGCTGGATATGTCTGAGTACAACGCTCAGGTCTATGACAACTTCTCCATCTTGCAATTCACGCCATCGCCAAACAGCAACATTGCAAGCCCAAATTATTTCAGTGCGCTGGCGGCTCCAACAATTTTGGCTAGTCGGCCAAATGCTCAGATTCCATCGTTTGATGTTCGCGTTACCATTCCAACGACTGGTCGCGTGACAATTATCAGCTTGTACTACACAACATCTGCAACTCCTACGAATTCGGATTGGGTCTTGCTGTCTTTTGCAACGCAATCAAATTCTCAGCCCTACACAAACGGCGCATCATTTGATTTCCTGAATCAGGTCTTGCCCACAGGGACATATTACTTTGGCGTAATTGTCTCGAACAACATTGGTCAATCAATCATCAGCCCTGCCAGTTCATCGTTTGCATGGGCGCCAATCACGACAGGAAGCAGGAACGCATATCCAGCCCTGTATCAATGGGCTGCAACACAGCCAGCCAACCCCACTGGGTCATCCACATTCACTTGGAATACTGGCGTACAGGTTTATACGGATGTGGACGCATGGCGGGTCGTTGCTCCAGCCAATCCGGGCACTGCTGGCTTGCAGCTTTGGGAGGCATTCAAGTGGCTTAATGACACCACAGGCGCTGCGACAACAACATTCAATTGGACTGTAGGCGGGACGCAGGTTCAAAGCATTAGCCAAAACGGCACAGCAGGTTCTACTGGCCCTCGTTCAGCAAGCGGCTTTGTCTATTACGCTTTTGCATCTGGGTCTGCTCCAGCAGCGCCAACGGCCTCTGGCTTCAACTTTACAACGGGCGCATTTACGACTTTGACGGCCAACTGGTCTACATCGTTTTCGATGCCAAGCACCAACATCTTAGACACCAACAACAATAAGTTTTGGGCTGCTCGTTATGCCGTGTCAGAGGCAACCTTTGGTGGCGCTCAGACAGTCACCATCTCGTCCGTGTTCAATTGGACAAACTTTGATGGTCTTGTAACATTCACCAATATGTCATCGCCATCGGGAACGAACCCATCTGGCGGCGTGACCTTCATTGATGGCGGTCACATCATTGCTGAAACTTTGACTGTTGACAAAATTGAATCTGGCTCAACCACAACTCAAAGCGGCAATACGTTTGGTTTTGGTCTTGGCACATCTGTTTTTGGCATATCAACGGCTGGTTTCTTTAAAAGTTCCAACTCGGGTACTGCTGGTTTAGCTGGTATTTCAACAAACAGCGTTGGTATTGCTGGCAATACGGCCTCTACAAGCTCATATGGCGGTTTGATTTCAAACACCTATGGTGTTGATAGCATCAGTGCCCAATATGTTGTTACAGGTACTTCTATTTCAGGGCCTTTGTTTGGCCTGTTTACCCAACGTAGAAGCTCCCAATCAGGATCGGCTTCTGAATCTGGCCCAGGCACAAACACTGCTGCTTATGCAACACTAGGATATTTGTCTGGTTCTGACCATTATGGTGGTCGGATGTTTACGACAAACACCAGTGGTGTAGATGTTCGAGGCATTGTTGCTGGTGGGCCTACTTATGGATTAACGGTAACCGGTGGAACTTCTCCATTTACTGGTTGCCATGATGGTTTGTTGCTTCAAGGTGCTGTAGCCATCCCTGGAGACATTATTGTTGACACAGGAGTTGTTGTTGCCACTACTGGTGTAACGGATACCATTACAGAAGTCGCTGTAAGTTCTTTTGCAAATCAAAAAGGTGCTCTCGGCATATTTGCTGCAATTAGCGATCAATTGCCAGTTATTTTGCAAATACCTGTAATTGTTCCTGTTTGGCAGCATAATGAATGGGTTGATACGGTTGTTTATAAATTAAACCCAATGTATCAATCTATTATAGATGCATATGATGTTATAGCTATAAATTCTATTGGAGAAGGGCAGATTAATGTTTGCGGTGAAGGTGGCGACTTTCAGGTTGGCGATTTGATTGTTTGTTCTTCAATAGCCGGGAAAGGCATGAAGCAGTCTGATGACATTGTGCGAAATACCACTGTTGCAAAAATCAGAGAAGCGGTCACTTTTGCATCTCCAACAGAAGTCAAACTGGTATCTTGCATCTATCTGTGCGGTTGAATTACAATCATCAAAAGACATGACAAGACCCGTACCCCTGCAAGTTTGTGGGGGACGTTATCACCTGAGTACAGGGAGTCTTACGATGTTAAATTCTTATGTCTATGTCCATAAAAGATTGGACACTGGACAACCTTTTTATGTTGGCAAAGGTTCTGGAAATCGAGCCACATCAAAAAAAGATCGAAATCCTCACTGGCGACATATCGTTGCAAAAACAGGCTATGAATCCATCATCATCCATGATGGGTTAACACATCGTCAGGCTCTTAACGCTGAGAAATTTGTAATTGCTGCTTTAAGAAAAAGCTACAAACTTGTCAACATGACAGATGGTGGCGATGGCGGGAATGGATTGAAAGGCGCTGACCATCCTTTGTATGGCAAACCAAGAAACGCCGAAACACGCAAGAAAATTTCAGAAGCATTGCAAGGCGTAAGTACGGGCGGCAAGGCAAAAAAAGGCATCAAACTTACTTCAGAACACAAAGCAGCTATTTCAAAAGGTTTAAAAGGCAAAACCAAAAGCCCTGAACATATCAAAAACGCCTCAGAAGCCTTCAAGCGATCAGTTGCCCTAAATCCAATTAAAAAAAGGACAATGTCAGAGGAAACAAAAAAGAAAATTTCTTTAAAGCAAATTGGTGTATCAAAGCCAATGAAGCCTAGATTTGAGTATAAAACCCCACTTGGAACATTTGGGACTTTGCACGAAGCAGCGGCAGCACATGGATTAAAAACAATTCATAAT